ATGTCAGGCTCCCTTATTCCGAACGCCCACCGCGTCCGTCCCGCACATTCCAGCAACGCATCTGGAGGTAACGTGCGGGTATTACTTCGACCTGTTCCGGTACCGGAACTTGGGCTGGTGGTGCTAAAACCGGGCCGTGAATCCATGCAGGTATTTCATAACCCTCGAGTTCTGGTGGAGCCGGAACCGAAAAGCATGCGCGGTCTGCCGTCCGGAGTCGTTCCTGCTGTTCGCCAGCCGCTGGCGGAGGATAAATCATTACTGCCATTTTTCAGCGATGAGCGGGTGATTCGTGCTGCTGGTGGTGCTGGTGCATTGTCTGACTGGCTGTTACGCCACATTAAATCCTGCCAGTGGCCTCATGGTGACTACCATCACAGTGAAACCGTCATACATCGTTACGGTACCGGCGCGATGGTGTTGTGCTGGCACTGCGACAACCAGCTGCGTAACCAGACTTCCGAATCACTCGGGCAGCTTGCTCACCAAAACCTGTCAGCATGGATGATTGATGTCATCCGCCACGCAATGAATGGCACGCAGGAGCGGGAATTATCGCTGGCTGAATTATCCTGGTGGGCAACCATAAATAACGTAGCGGACGCACTACCGGAGACGGTGTTACGTCGTTCACTGGGATTACGCGCGGAAAAAATTCGCTCAGTATACCGCGAGAGCGACATCGTGCCGGGAGAGCAGACCGCCACCAGCATGCTGAAGCAGCGCACAAAAAATATTGCGCTACTGCCTCACGCCCACCAGCAAAACCCGCCACAGGAAAAGACGGTGGTAAGCATTGCCGTTGATCCGGAGTCACCGGCTCAGTATCTCCAGCGCCAGAAACCACGACGGGAAGAGATGCCTGTATACACGCGTTGGGTAAAAACGCAGAAATGCATGACGTGTGGTAATCAGGCAGATGATCCGCATCACATCATTGGTCATGGACTGGGAGGGATGGGAACAAAGGCTGATGATTTGTTTGTTATTCCGCTGTGCCGTAAATGCCATAGCGAACTACACGCCGGGGTAAAAGATTTTGAAGAAAAACACGGCAGCCAGCTGTTGTTGCTGATTCGTTTTTTAATGCACGCGAGAAATTCGGGTGTCCTGAAGTGGAAAGCATGAATGACTGAACGCATAGAATTTGTTTTGCCTTACCCGCCAACGGTGAACACTTACTGGCGACGTCGTGGCAGCACATATTTTGTATCAAAAGCCGGTGAGCGTTATCGCCGTGATGTGGCGCTTATTGTTCGCCAGCAGCGGCTGAAATTAAACCTGTCCGGAAGGCTGGCGATAAAGATTATTGCAGAGCCACCGGATAAACGTCGTCGTGACCTGGACAATATCCTGAAAGCACCACTGGATGCGCTGACGCATGCCGGACTTCTCATAGACGACGAGCAGTTTGATGAAATCAATATTGTGCGCGGTCAGCGCGTTCCTGGGGGACGGCTGGGCGTGAAGATTTACAAAATTGAGAGTGAGTGAGCGTAAATATGATATATCCGGAAATTACAGGCAAAAGCGGCGAACATTTACGCCTGAACACGCTGGAAGCAGTCTGGATCCAGGGGAAATTACGGATGTGGGGGCGGTGGTCGTATATCGGTGGGGGTAAATCCGGAAATATGTTTAACCGGTTACTGGTTTCGAAAAAGCTGACGAAAACAGCAGTTAATGAGGTTTTACGCAGCATGAAGAAATCCGGGCTGGAAAAACCGGAACTTGAGGCATTTTTTCGGGATATGACCAGAGGGAAGCAGAAGAGCTGGTTGTCACATTGTACAGACACAGAGGCGTTGATTATTGATCGCGTTATCAGTGAGGTGCTTGGGGAATATCCCGGGCTAATCAATATTCTCCGGCAAAGGTACGAAGGACGGGGAATGAGTAAGAGAAAAATGGCAGAATGTTTAAATCGTACTCACCCGGAATGGTGTTTCAGCACATGTGAGAAACGTATTGCAGGTTGGTTAGCCGTGGCTGAACACATGCTTTATGTACCTATGCACGATTCATTTCGATAAAAAAAGCTTGCTTTTTTACGCAGAAACAGCTTGAATTCCTGTAAGCTTCGCAAAGCTGTATCGCGAGGCGAAATGCAAGTTTTTTCGCACAAGGAAGCCACCGGAAGGTGGTTTTTTTGTGTCCGTAATATACAGCAGCGCAATAAATTCGCTGGTGGTTATTAATACCGTTCTTTCAGGTTGCTGGCTTTTTCGACAAGAGTTATTGGTGTGTCACGTTAACCGGAAAAGGGAAAAAGACATGCTGAAACAGCAGGATATGACAGAAACCGCCAGAGTGGTGTTTAATGAATTAAGCGTTACCGACCCGGCGACAGTCGGGGAGATTGCGCAGAATACTTACCTTTCACGCGAACGCTGCCAGTTAATACTGACCCAGCTGGTTATGGCGGGTCTGGCAGACTATCAGTTTGGTTGTTACAGACGCCTTCAGTCCTGAAGGCTTTTTTATTTGTGGTAAATGGGCGGCTGGTGGGTGTAAGGGGCACCCACCAGCCATCTGCTCATGCGTTGGGTTCACAAGCAAACCTCAGGCCCACTGCTTTGCGCAAAAGCAGAATGAGCCTATCAGAGACAGGCTTAATGATCCATGCTTAATACTGTAAAAATATCCAGTTGTGAGTTAATCAACGCCGACTGCCTGGAATTTATGCGGTCGTTACCCGAAAATTCTGTTGACCTGATAGTCACGGACCCGCCGTACTTCAAAGTGAAACCCGAGGGCTGGGATAACCAGTGGGCGGGTGATGAAGATTACCTGAAGTGGCTGGACCAGTGTCTTGCGCAGTTCTGGCGGGTGCTGAAACCTGCCGGAAGTCTTTACCTGTTCTGTGGCCATCGTCTGGCATCTGACACCGAAATCATGATGCGTGAGCGGTTTAACGTGCTGAACCATATCATCTGGGCAAAGCCGTCCGGACGCTGGAACGGGTGCAACAAGGAAAGCCTGCGGGCGTATTTCCCCGCCACAGAGCGCATTCTGTTCGCAGAGCATTATCAGGGGCCGTATCGTCCGAAAGATGCCGGGTATGAGGCGAAGGGTAGGGCACTGAAACAGCATGTGATGGCCCCGCTGATTGCTTACTTTCGTGATGCGCGCGCTGTCCTGGGGATAACGGCAAAACAGATTGCAGATGCCACAGGAAAGAAAAACATGGTGTCGCACTGGTTCAGTGCCGGTCAGTGGCTGCTGCCGAACGAAAGCGATTATCTGAAATTACAGGCACTGTTTGCCCGGGTGGCAGAAGAGAAGCATCAGCGGGGTGAACTGGAAAAGCCCCACCACCAGCTGGTGGATACGTATGCCTCTCTGAACCGACAGTATGCGGAGCTGCAGAGTGAATATAAGCATCTGCGGCGGTATTTCGGTGTGACGGTGCAGGTGCCGTACACCGATGTGTGGACGTATAAACCGGTGCAGTACTATCCAGGGAAACATCCGTGCGAAAAAACGGCAGAAATGTTGCAGCAGATAATCAGCGCAAGCAGTCGTCCGGGAGACCTGGTTGCAGATTTCTTCATGGGGTCGGGGTCGACAGTGAAAGCAGCGATGGCGCTGGGACGTCGTGCAACTGGCGTTGAACTGGAGACTGAACGTTTTGAGCAGACGGTGCGGGAAGTACAGGATTTAATCATTCGTAACGGATGAGATTGCGGAGTTAATCATGCGTCGTTATTATTCAGCAATCGGCCCTTTAGCTCAGTGGTGAGAGCGAGCGACTCATAATCGCCAGGTCGCTGGTTCAAATCCAGCAAGGGCCACCAACCGCCACTAGCTCATCAGGAAAGAACGTCACCCTGTGCGAGATTCGGAGTCCCCGGTGGCGGTCCATTATCGGTATTCTGCGTTGTTAGCTCAGCCGGACAGAGCAATTGCCTTCTAAGCAATCGGTCACTGGTTCGAATCCAGTACAACGCACCACACCACACTTATCTGCCCTGACTCTCTTTTGCGGGCTTTTTATTACAGGAAAGACACCGGACAGTGAAATGTTAAATGCCTCACAATTCAGGCAGTTGACTGTTGCCTGACATGCTGAGCGTTTGTTAAAAAAATCCTGCATGATGAATCCCCCTGAGCGGCGGGGCATAATGACAGATGTTTGGTTGCGTATTGTATAGGCAAGTTGCGGATTCTGTCTGGTCATTGCAGAATTCACCGGGAGGCACCCGGCATCATGCTGTATACAGAGATTAGGCATATATCCAGGCTTCTCATCGCAGGAGCCTTTTTACATGCAAAAAAAAGCCCGAGTGGGTTCGGGCAACAGCATGAGATACTTGCATTGTCATTTTTATCGTGTGGATTTTAACCAGGGTTTATAAGGCTGCGCAACTGCGCGGCCTTTTTCGTTTTGCGGGCTGCGGTTCTCCTCTTTTGATTCTCCTTGTGGCCGGACCGTGGCCCGCAACTGTTGAGGAAAATCCCGGAAAGGGGAGGAATAATGGCATTTAAACACTATGACGTGGTCAGGGCGGCGTCGCCGTCAGACCTTGCGGAAAAGCTGACACACAAACTGAAAGAGGGCTGGCAGCCGTTTGGTAGTCCGGTGGCCATAACCCCTTATACCCTGATGCAGGCGATTGCAGCAGAAGGTGATGTGGTGGTCAGTGGTGCAACTGAGCCGGATTGGTACTACGTCATCGTACTGGCCGGGCAGTCCAATGCAATGGCTTACGGGGAAGGGCTTCCGCTTCCGGATTCATACGATGCTCCGGATCCGCGCATTAAACAGCTGGCGCGCCGCAGTACAGTTACGCCGGGTGGGGCTGCCTGCAGATATAACGATATTATTCCGGCCGACCACTGCCTGCATGATGTGCAGGATATGAGTACGCTGAATCATCCGAAGGCAGACCTGAGCAAAGGGCAGTACGGCTGTGTCGGCCAGGGCTTACATATTGCCAAAAAACTGCTCCCGTATATCCCGAATAACGCGGGGATCCTGCTGGTACCATGCTGTCGTGGTGGTTCGGCATTTACCCAGGGCGCGGAGGGGACATTCAGTGCGGACACGGGGGCCAGCCAGGATTCGGCGCGCTGGGGTGTGGGTAAACCGTTATATCAGGACCTGATTGCGCGCACCAAAGCTGCATTACAGAAGAACCCGAAAAATGTGTTGCTGGCGGTGTGCTGGATGCAGGGAGAGTTTGACATGAGCGCCGCCACCCACGCACAGCAACCTGCGCTGTTTACAGCCATGCTGACACAGTTTCGTGCTGACCTCTCCGTGTTTAACGCGCAGTGCCATGGTGGCAGTGCTGCAGATGTGCCGTGGATTTGTGGTGACACGACGTATTACTGGAAAAATACCTACGGCACCCAGTACAACACCATTTACGGGGCGTACAAAAACAGGGAGAGTGAGGGCGTTTATTTTGTGCCCTTCATGACAGACGGTAACGGCGTCAATACCGCCACTAACGCGCCGGCAGAAGATCCGGATATTCCGGCATCAGGATATTACGGTGCGGCATCGAGAACGAATGGAAACCAGGTATCATCAAACCGCCCGACACATTTCAGTTCATGGGCGCGCAGGAGCATTATTCCGGATCGTCTGGCAACCGCTATTCTGAACGCAGCCGGGCGCACCTCAGCCTTCATCAGTGGTAAGGCACCGGAAATTAAACCCTCGCCCGGCGGCAACACGCCATCGGGTCCGTCTGCAGATACGTCGGTTCGCACAATCTCCCTGCTGCCGGCAGCCGGAGAGGCTGCTGCGCAGGGCTGGAGCATTAAGGATGGCGGAATTCAGTTGTCAGATGGTGTATTTAAGATCACCAAGCAGAGCAATAAAACCTGGTCCCTGACGCATCCGGTGGATGACGCAATTACCCTGCTGACACAGGGCGGCAGACTGAACTGTAAGTTCCGCCTGTCAGGCGCACTGACCAACAATCAGTTCGGGCTGGGGATTTATCTGTATACGGATGCTCCCGTTCCTGATGGTGTGGCGATGACGGGTACCGGTAATCCGTTCCTGATGTCGTACTTCACTCAGACCACTGACGGCAGAGTGAATCTGATGCATCACAGGAAAGCCGGAAACACGAAGCTGGGGGAGTTCGGCGATTACGGTAACGACTGGCAGACGCTGGAGCTGGTGTTCACCGCCGGCAGTGCCACGGTTACTCCGAAACTGAATGGAGTGGCTGGCCCGGCATTCCAGGTTATAAAAGACAGTCTGACACTGGGACTGAATGCGCTGACGCTGACGGATGTTACAAAAAATGCAGCGTATGGCGTTGAGATAGAAAGTCTGGTGCTGGAGATAAATGCACCGGCAGCATAATAAAAAAAGCCAGCGACTGACCTGAAAAAGAAGACGCTGGCTAAAAGGCCTTATATGTTTGTAGAGACTTATTTTTCACAGACAGCAATGATGCCTGTCAATATATTATCAATATGCGGATTGTTTCAGTTACAGATGCTTTATTAAGGAAAAAAACAGCCAGCACTGACTTTCGGTGGAGAGGTGCTGGCTCAAAAGGATAGATGTACTTCACATGTTGCTTCTATATGGCAGTACATTTTCTGACAGACAGTGACGGATGTTGTCAAGATATTGTGTCATTTATAACCTGAATCGGGGAGGCCGGAATGTTATCTGGCATTTTTAGCAGAGCCTGAATGCCATAATCACGGCTCCCGGCGTTGGCCGTCAGTGGGTGACACTGGCGGCTTTTTTGTTTTCCTTTACTTTCATTTTCTGTCGGCGGTGACGGAGACATACATCAGATGGAAAAAATCACAACGGGTGTGTCATACACCACGTCAGCGGTGGGGACGGGATACTGGTTACTGCAGCTGCTGGACAAAGTCTCTCCGTCCCAGTGGGTGGCGATAGGTGTGCTGGGGAGTCTGCTGTTTGGCCTGCTGACGTATCTGACAAACCTTTATTTCAAGATTAAAGAAGATAAGCGTAAGGCGGCGCGGGGAGAGTAAAGCGATGAAGAAAAAATACGAACTGGTTGTTAAAGGGATAAATAATTACCCGGATAAGATTACTGTTACTGTGGCACTGGAAATTGGTGGGTATCCGTCACTGTTGTTGCCAGATGTGGCGATTAGTCTTGACCGTACTGAAGGTGCCACGCTGGAGTTTTACGAAGCTGAGGCGAAAAAGCAGGCGAAGCAGTTTTTCATGGATGTTGCTGCCGGGTTATGTGAAGGGGATGGTCCGTTGCCGGAAAAGCGGCCCATCATTTTAGAGGCGCAGGATGTGTTGATAACCTACAGAGGAAAACTACCGGGAATAATTACGGGTTCTCTGAAGACTCCACCGCTGGCCTGAAGACTTAACATATCCAGGGATTTGAAATCGATAAATCCTGATAAATATCCATGAACGCAAAAATCAGATACGGCCTGTCGGCTGCCGTTCTGGCGCTGATTGGTGCAGGGGCGTCTGCGCCTGAAATCCTCGACCAGTTTCTGGATGAAAAGGAAGGTAACCACACCACAGCATACCGTGATGGTACGGGTATCTGGACCATCTGCCGCGGTGCCATCCTGGTGGATGGTAAACCTGTCGTCCCGGGCATGAAGTTGTCGAAGGAAAAATGCGACCAGGTTAACGCCATTGAGCGTGATAAGGCGCTGGCATGGGTGGAGAAAAACATCAAAGTGCCGCTGACCGAACCCCAGAAAGCGGGGATTGCGTCATTCTGTCCGTACATCGATTGGCCCCCGGTAAGTGTTTCCCGTCGACGTTTTACAGACGGATTAATGCAGGTGATCGAAAAGGTGCCTGCGAAGCGATTCGCTGGTGGATTAAGGACGGTGGCAGGGACTGCCGTATTCGCTCAAATAACTGTTACGGTCAGGTATCCCGTCGTGACCAGGAGAGCGCGCTGGCGTGCTGGGGAATCGACAGATAAGCAGAATATTTTGCTGAAAAATGAGGTTTGCTTACATGGATTGATAACACGAAATCCTGCGAATTGGCAAAATGTAAGTGAATAAAGTCAAAACAGTTGTTTAACACTCAGGCACCGTAATGATGCCTTTGTCATTTCTGCGCATCTCACGCGCATCTCACAACACAGAACCTTTCAGGATGACCCTTGAGGATACCGGTTTGGCTGTCGGTGCCTTTCTGTGGGCTGGATTCCTGTGAGACAAGGTTCATCACTAAAAGGAAATAACCGATGAATATGATGGCCGTGCCGTTTCACGGCAACTCTCTTTATGTAGTTAACCATAATGGCGAACCATACGTTCCCATGAAACCTGTCGTTGCGGGGATGGGGCTGGCCTGGCAATCACAGTTGGCTAAGTTAAGACAGCGTTTTGCGTCAACTATAACGGAAATCGTTATGGTTGCTGAGGATGGGAAACAACGCAATATGGTGTCCATGCCACTTCGAAAACTTGCCGGCTGGCTACAAACCATTAATCCCAACAAAGTAAACCCGAATCCGCGATAA